ATTTAATGCTAAGTAATTTTTTGCGGTCGCTTCATTTTGTATTGCAGTCGGAAGGTGGCTTTGTAGACAACCATTTAGATAGTGGCGGAGCTACTATGAAAGGCATTACGCTAAAAGTATTCCAAGAATATAAGCGTAATAACCACCTAAATAGTGAAGATTTGAGGAATATATCCGATGAAGATATTCAAGCTATTTACCGACAAAACTATTGGAATCCTGTGTTTGGCAACTTGCTTAATAGTGGTTGCGACTATCTTCTTTTTGACTTTGCAGTTAATGTTGGTGTGGGTAGGTCCGTAAAGACTTTACAGAAGGTTGTAGGCACTAATGTAGATGGCGTTATGGGTAACCATACCTTAGATGTTGCAAACGCCTTAGACCCTAGTTCCTTGATTATTGAATTTAGTAATGCCAAAATTAAATTTTATGAAGATATAGTAATGTCTAGGCCAAACCAGAATGTATTCTTAAAAGGCTGGCTAAATCGAGTAGCAACTGTTAAATCTAACGCATTTCAAATATTAGGAACTTAGTATGAAAAAAGAAGTTGAAAGCGCAAAGCAACAAAAATCTGAAAATACCCAAATGATTCAATTACGGCATGGGTTAATTACCGTTAAAAAAGAATTAGCCAAGCATGAGAAAATGCCCATGAACAAGGCTCATCCTAAGTAAATTAAAGGTCTTTTGCTTTCAGCGTAGTCGAGTGCCGCTTGCCATGCTTGAGTCCATAACATTAAAGATGTAGAGCCATCGTAAAAAAAATCAGGATACAAGGCGAAAAAGGCCTCTTCGCAGTCATCTGATGGTACTTGTAGATTGCCGCCAAAAGGCACTTTTTCTTCTTGCATTATTTTACCCTTGAGATTTTGTTGCGTTTAAGAACAGCTTCATATTCAACTTTAGCCACATCATCTAATTGCCGCATAGGAAGATTTTGGTAATAACGCCATTTATCTTTATAGCCTTGCATTTCTGATGGTGGAGTCCAGCCCATATTTCTCCAACGAATTGTAATATCAGTTCCTTTGGCAGTCCAAACATAATTATTGTCTAACATTGGTAATTGCTCCTTCTTCTGTTATTAAATCAACAAGTCGAAAAGCTCTTTCTACGGCTTGAGTGTCCCAATCTTTGTCGCTTATGTCAAATTTCCAATCTTGAGAAATCATTAGTTTTAAAAGCTCAAAAGCCATTTTTTCCCTATTCATCATTGGTAGCCTCTAGGCTGTTGGATTGGATTAACTTGGTTCATAGGTGGAAATGGCGCTTGGTAGTTACCCTTATATTGACCATTTTGACCATAAAAAATAGTAGAGGTATCAGACTGAACAGCTTTACCTTTGTATTGTCCATTTTGGTCATAAAAATTTGTTTCGTTGCCAGTAGATTGCGTTCTACCAATATATTGCCCATTGGCATCATAGATGGCCTGGGCGCTACAAACTGTTGAAACAAAACATAAAACACCAATTAACTTTTTCATCACTTACTCCTTAAAATGGAATTGCATCATCCTGCACTTGGTTTGAATAATTACCTTGAGGTTTGCCTTCAGGCTTATCGTCAGGAACATTAAGGTAACACCATAAAGAACCGTCTTTTAATCCTAACAACGGTATCATTTCTAATTTCATCATAAGGTCGCCTTTTTTGGTTTCCGTAACAATGCCAATAGTTTGATAGCGTTTTTTAGCTACTCCAGCTTGGTCTTGGTATTCCGAAATTGCCGCTTTTACATAGTATTTAATAGCCATTACTTACCTTTCATCAAATTTACTTCCACTTCTACTTCGCTTAAAAACTGCTTAATTTCTGCTTCCATTTCCGCTACAAATTCAATATTGCGGGGAACTCGAACAATCAATAATTGACTGCGTTCTGGCATCCTTGGGTCAAAACTTACAAAGTCACACCATTGCCTATCGGTACAAGCCATTTGAGCCTGCATTTGAATATAGTATTTATTGGGCGGCTCTTTAGCTTTGATATAAGACCAATGCGTAGCGCTGTTAGGGCATTTAATTTCCACAAGGCCACATTCGCCTACCAACCCATCAGGACTAGCCCCAAAGCCCTGTATGGTTGGATGTAGCACAAATGCAACCTGGTCTACAAAGTTTTGCGTGGCAATTTCGTAAGCGACTCTAGCTTGAGCCTCATTATCAATTCCCCATTGCATTGCATCATTTGTATAGGATTCCTCAATAGCGCCTGTTACTTGTTGAATGGCAAGCTGGACTAGGTAGTTACCCCTAGATGTTGAAACGCCTGATTTAGTTTTAGCCAATATATCAGCAACTCGACTAGCTGTTACTTTGCCTAGTCTAAGTTGATGCCATTCATCAGTTCCCTGCTCAACGGCTTTAATGCCTGTAATTTGCTCTACCACTTTGTCGGCTAATTTATTCATGACAACTCTGCTTTTTTAGCATCTTTAGCTTTGGCTAATAGCTCAACTGCGGATTTATCTTTGCTAAGGGCTTTATAAGCGTTGCCATACGATTCTTTTAGTTCGTCTATGGATTTGCTCTTACTTATTTTATTGACCCACTCAGTCGCATCTAACACAACTGCTTCTTCTTCAGGAATATCCTCACCAGCATAGATATATAACCCTAGACCATGCAAAGCTATGGCTTTAGCCAAGCACCGTTGCATTGCAGTATTTACAGCCATACTGTCAGGGTTTTGAATAGCCTTGTTTATATTGTTCATAACTGGCAACTGGGCTGTCATGGTTTTGCCAAAAGCTGTAACTGAGCAAAATACCATTAAAGTTTCAGCAAAATAAACAGGGTCTTTGTATTCCCAAGTTGCAGTTGGGTCAAGTTGCAGGAGTTGGTCAACTGCCCAAGCCCAAGAAAGGTAGGTAAATTTACCTTTGCGTTCTGTGTGTTCGTTGACATTGATTGTGCGTAAATCGTTAAATGTTTTCATCACTTGTTCCTTAATCGTTAATTTCTGATTCTGCGGCATCTTTAGCAAAATGTTCCATGTAGTCAAATGTCATGGACATAATTTTGCGACCAATTATTTCAAAGTTACCTGTGTCAAGCGCAATTTGTAATGAGTCGGCATCATTGGCGCTCATTTCAGATAAAGCCTCTTGAATACGACTAGCATCTTTAGGGTCATACTCAGCGCCAGGTTTCATTAATTGCCATGTGCGCTCCTCTATTTCATCGGTGCGGTCATCGTAATCTTGTGGTTCGTAATAGGCATCGGCTCTGTTCATGATTAAACTCCTAAGGCGAACATAGCGCCAAAAAGAATACCCATTACGATAACTGCTGTCCATTCAATAATTTGATTCATTTTATTTCCCTTCATCACTTGTTAAACTGGATTTAGTATACATCAAAAACACACTTTGCAACACTTTTTTACACTTTTTATGTAGGTGTTTTCCCTTATATAAAAAATATTTGCAAATTATACCTATATTTGCTATATTTGGCAAAAGAAAGGGTATTTTATGAAACCAAGTGATTTTTTAAAGTATGAGTTTGGGTCTTTAAAAAACCTAGCTGAAAGGCTTGGCTTAACGCCAAATGCCGTTGTTTTATGGGGGCAAACAAGAGTTCCAATTAAATATGTAAGACAAATTGAGGAACTTTCTGGTGGTCGTTTGACTAAAGAAATATTGCGGCCAGACCTCTTTAAAAAGGATTGAAATGAATTTTTACCCTTTTCATATTGGTGATTATATAAGCCATACAAATCATTTAACCAATGATGAGGATTTAACTTATAGGCGCATGATTGACCTTTATTACATGATGGAAAATGCCTTTTCTGATGATTTTGAGTGGATTGCTAGGCGTGTTAAATCCACCGAATTTATTGTTGCAATAATATTAAATGAGTTTTTTGAACTTCAAAAAGATGGTTTATGGCATAACTCTAGAGCAGATAAGGAAATTGCCAAATACCAATATTTGCAAGAATCAGGCAAAAAAGGCGCTGAAAAAAGATGGGGCAATAGAGATGATAAGCCAACCCAATGCTTACCCAATAGCCTCCCTATTACCAACCCATTAGCAACCAAGACCAAGAACCAAGAACCAATACCAATAAAAAGCATTACGCCTATCGGCTTTGATTTATTTTGGAATTCATATAACAAAAAAGTAGGCAAACCAAATTCAATAAAAGCGTGGGCAAAAATTAACCCTAATGAAGAACTTTTAAAACTAATTGTTCAAAAAGCACTTGCAGATGCAAAAGCTAAACCTGATAGCAAATTTAGAAAAGACCCTGAACGCTGGCTAAAGGGTCAACATTGGCTAGACGAAGTTGTAATTCAGCAAGAGCCCGAAAAGAAAGAACTTCCTTTAGGAACTAATGAGCAGATAGAAGCGGCATACAGGGCTGAGTGCGGTGACCCTGCCAACTCTAGGTTTCAGTCTTACTTTGAAATGCGAAATTTTATCGTAGCTCAAAGGGAAAAAAGGAAAGCGGCATGATTTATTACATCTATGACGAGTTTGGGTTAATACGGCAAGTTAAAAGCAAAACTGAGGCTGAATTCCTTGTGAAGTTGCGGCCTAATTGGAAGATTGTTGCCAAAAAAGTTAAAAAGCCTATTTTTAAATTTGAGGAGGCAAGGTTTTGAACAAAGTTTATTTTGGTGATTGTCGAGATTCCATGCGACAAATGGTTAAAGACGGCATAAAAGCGCAAACTTGCATTACTAGCCCACCTTATTATGGTCTTAGAGATTATGGAGTTGACGGTCAAATAGGTAATGAACAAACCCCAAAAGAATTTATTGATAACCTTGTAGAAGTTTTTGCTTGTGTTTGGGATATTCTTGCAGATAATGGAACTCTATGGGTAAATCTTGGTGATAGTTATTACAATTACAGACCAGGCAAAGGCCAAAGAGTTGTAGCCAATTCGATTGCAAGTCAAAAAGCATCAGAATTTGAACATAGTGCCAAGCGTGGAAATAAACTTGAAGGCTATAAAGAAAAAAACCTTATGGGTATGCCTTGGAGATTAGCTTTTGCTTTGCAAGACTTTGGTTGGTATTTAAGACAAGACATTATTTGGCATAAACCAAACCCTATGCCTGAATCAGTAAAAGATAGATGCACAAAAAGCCATGAATACATCTTTTTACTTACAAAAAATTCTAAATATTATTTTGATTCTGATGCAATAAAAGAAAAAGCTCATACAACTGATGAATCAAGCAGAGATAGAGATAACAGTCGCTTAAACAATACACCTGGAAGAAATCGTATGGCTGGACTTAAAACCAATCATTATGAAATGAAAAATAAGCGTTCTGTATGGTCTATTAATACAAAACCTTATTCAGGTGCTCATTTTGCTGTTTACCCTGAAGAATTAGTAGAGCCAATGATTTTGGCTGGCAGTCGTGTAGGTGATGTTGTTTTAGACCCTTTTTTTGGTAGCGGCACAACTGGGCAAGTTGCTCAAAATTTAGGCAGAAAATGGATTGGATGTGAATTAAACAAAGAATACGAGGCTTTGCAAAATGTCAGACTTAGCCAGCAAGGATTTGAAATATAAATACCAATGTTCGGTACGCCAGCTTATTTTGTACCGCAGGCAAATGGGGCTAAGAGTTTTTAGGGAATATATGAATAAGTATCGAGAAAAACTACCCTGGCAGTTAATTCGAGATTTTGAAGACCAATGGACTAAAGGCAATCGTGGTGAACTTGGAGAGTGGAAATGAACTTAGAACAACTTAATGAAAACAGGATTGAACAAGCCTTAACTAAGCTAGCAAATTCAGACAATGACCATGCGGCATGGGGAGGCCAAGTTAAATACCTTGAGGAAGGCTTAAAACAGGCTAAGGCGCACTCTTTTTTGTTGGCTGAGGGGACAGTAGCCGAAAGGGAAGCAAAAGCCGTAGCGAGCCTTAAATACGCTGATGCAGTTTTAGCTTGGACTGAAGCCTTAAAACAGTTTAAAAAAATTGACAATGAGCGTAACCACGAAATTAGGATTATTGATATTTGGCGCACTTTATCTTCAAACAGGAGGCAGGGAAATGTTTAAATTTTTAGGTCATTTTGCAATTGGTGTTGTTTTTGGGTTGATATTTGTAAACATTTTTGTAATAAAAGAACCAGTTATTCAAAAATATGAGCAAAATCAAATGGTTGATGGTTGCGTTATGCAAAAAACAGCCGATGTATGGATAAAAACTTGCGGATAAGAAAATGATTGAAACCTTAGTTAAACCACCAGAATCTTTAGACAACGATGTTGCTGTCATAAAGATATTGCAACTAATGGGTCAATTAAGTCCTAACGATATTGCTTATGTATTGCGAGTATCTTTGCAAGTTTATAAAACTATCAAGGAAATAGAC